TATAAATAAAAAACCGCCCGCCCTGAGGCAACAGGGACAGGCAATAAAAAAATTTAAACAAATAAATGATAGCATGAAATAGAAATAATGTCAAGGAGGAAACCAAAATGTACACAGGGAAAACCCATACAGTATATGGAATAGCATATTTTAATGATGTCATATACAGTTCAATTTTTTACGAAAATGAGGACGATGCGGAACAGTTCGTAAATGACGGTATAGGCGAAAAAATTATAAAAGTACATCTGTCAGACGAATCATATAAAGTGTTAAAGAGAAAAGGAGTTATAAGATGAGCTGCATTTACGATTATAACAGTCCTTGCGAGTGTGATATTGAAGCATGCAGAACCTGTTATAAAAATCCGGACAAGCCGGAACCCGATATTGATTTAATGAGAGATTGGGAAAGCGGTAAAGACTCATGATACTTGCAGACCCTAAAACCCATGATGAGTGGTTATCAGCACGTTGTGCAGGTATTGGCGGAAGTGACGCGGCGTGTGTTCTGGGAATGAATAAGTACAAGACAAATGTGCAGCTATGGAAAGAAAAAACCGGGATTACAGTTCCCAAAGATATTTCGGACAAGCCTGCTGTTGCATACGGAAAGCAAGCAGAGTTCCATTTGAGGGAGTTATTTGCACTTGATTTTCCTCAATATGATATTGAATATCATGAATACAGAATGTATGCAAATGACAAATACCCGTTTATCTTTGCAACTCTGGACGGCGAATTGACTGCTGAATCAGGCAAAAAGGGAATTCTCGAAATCAAGACCACAACAATTCAAAATTCTTCTCAATGGGACGAATGGGACGGTGGAGTTCCGCAAAATTATTACATACAGGTATTGCATCAGATGCTTGCTACATGCTGGAATTTTGCAGTACTAAAAGCACATATCAGGTATTTTAAAAATAATGATATATGCACCGCAACCAGACATTATTTCATTGACCGTAATGAAGTGCAAGAGGATATAAAAACACTCCTCGAAGCTGAAATTAAGTTTTGGGAGCATGTACAAAATAAAACAAAACCGGCATTGATTTTGCCGGAGATTTAGGAGGGAAACAATGGACTTTAAATTACAAACGGACTTGAACACTTTGCCGTCTGTTATAGAATTTAACTATAGTGAACTAAAAGCCGAGATGACTGAAAGACTAAAATATTACAATAATTTAGTGGTTTCAGAAAACAGCATTAAGTCGGCAAAAGCTGATAAAGCAAATTTAAATAAATTAATAGCAGCCATTGAAAGTGAACGAAAAGAAGTCAAAAGACGTTGCCTTGAACCGTATAACGATTTTGAAGCTAAATGTAAAGAACTTGTTATGTTAGTCAAAGCCCCTGTTGTTGCAATTGATAATCAAATAAAAGAATTTGAAAACATAAAGAAGCAAGAAAAATATGACGAACTGAAATCTTGCTTTGATAATTACATAGGAGATATGGCTGATATCATTAAATTTGATAAGATTCTTAATCCTAAATGGGGCAATGCCACAGCAAAAATTGATACCCTGAAAGCGGAAATTGAAGATAATATTGACCGTATCAAGAAGGAACTTGAAACGCTTAATACCGAATATGCAGACAAGCCGTATAAAGCCGCTGTAATTACCGAGTACTGTAAGGCATATAGTACAAGTCAGGCATTGGTATATGCCGCACAGCTTCAGCGTGAAGAAGAAATGCAGAAGAAAGTTCTTGAACAGAAAAAAACGCAACCAGTACAGCAGGAAGTTGTTCAGACTGTTTCAGCATCGCAATCCCAGCAGCCTAAAGAACAGTTGGGAACATGTGCATTTCGTGTAATTGGAACATATAATCAGATTAAAAACTTACGTAAATTTATGGTTGATAACGGTATTAAATTTGAGACGATTAAAACGGAGGGAAATTAAAATGGCAGTAAAAAACAGTTTAGTTCAACAGGGCGGTAAAAAAGTCCCATTCACAGTTCAGCTTCAAAGCAAAAGTTATCAGAATCTAATTAATACAACACTCCGAGATAAAAACACAGCTAACCGCTTTATTGCTTCTATTACATCGGCAGTGAGTGCCAATCCTGCGCTACAGGAATGTGACGCCGGTTCAATTCTTTCAGCCGGATTACTTGGCGAGGGCTTGAAGCTTTCCCCGTCTCCGCAGTTGGGACAGTATTATTTAGTACCGTTTAATGATAATAAAAACGGGCGAAAAGTTGCACAATTTCAGCTAGGATACAAAGGATACATACAGCTTGCGATTCGTTCAGGTCAGTATAAGAAATTAAATGTATTGCCGATAAAACAAGGAGAATTGATACACTTTAATCCTCTTGAGGAAGACATTGAAGTGCAGTTGATTGAAAATGAAATTGACCGTGAAAATGCTCCTACAATCGGATATTATGCAATGTTTGAATATATAAACGGCTTTAAAAAGGCTATTTATTGGAGTAAAGAAAAAATGGAATCTCACGCTGAAAAGTATTCAAAAGGATATCAAAAGCGTTCCGGTTATACATTCTGGGAGAAAGATTTTGACGGAATGGCTTGCAAAACCATGTTAAGACAATTAATCAGCAAATGGGGTATTATGTCAATAGAAATGGAAAAAGCCGTTACAAATGATATGGCAGTTATTAATGAACAGGGTGAAGCGGAATATGTAGAAACAGTTCCTGAAACCGGAGAAGTTATTGAAACAGAAGAAGTTGTAGAATCAGTCACTACTGAGCAACCGCCTCTTGATGATTTTTCCAGTATAATGGAGGGATAACGTATGCTGAACAGAGTGATATTAATGGGTCGGCTGACTGCCGATCCTGAGCTAAGACAAACACAAAGCGGTATTTCATTTGTAAAATTTAATATAGCCGTGGACAGAAAATTTAAAAATGATAACGGCGAACATCAAACGGATTTTATTAGTGTTACTGCATGGAGAAAGACTGCTGAATTTGTAAGCAAATATTTTTCCAAAGGTAAAATGATTATTGTTGAAGGAAGTCTGAGAAATAATGACTTTACTGATGCAAACGGCGTAAAGCATTATTCCATGGACGTGTTGGCAGACAGCGTTTCATTTGCAGGCAGCAGGAACGATAATAATTATACTGCAAATACACCGCAAACCACACAGGTATCAAATCCGGTAGAAGACGTTCCACTCGGAGATCTAGCCGACTTTGAGGAAGTAATTGCCGGTGATGAACCGCCGTTTTAAAAGTTACAATTTGATTACAAAATAAAGTTAATTGCATATTTTAATGCAAATTCAGCAGTGAATCTGCCCATTAGTGAGGGGGTGAAAAGTTGGAAGAAAAAAGAAGTTTTATACTATACAGCAGTTACATGGAACAATTTAATGAGTTATCAGATGAACAAGCAGGTAAACTTATCAAGGCAATATTTATGTATGCAGAGAAAAAAATTATACCAGAATTTGATGATGGTATGGTAAAAATGGCATTCAGCTTTATAAAAAGCAGGATTGACTTGGATTTGGAAAAATGGAATAAAACTCGTGAAAAACGTTCCGAAGCCGGAAGAAAAGGCGGCAAGCAAACCCAAGCAAATCAAGCAAATGATTCTTTGGTTAAGCAAACCCAAGCAAATCAAGCTGTTAATGTAAATGATAATGTTAATGTTAATGTAAATGATAATGTAATAAATATACCCCCTATATCCCCCAAGGGGGATAAGCCGAAGAAAAAACCTGAAACAGACTCTTTCAGTAAATCTTTTGATGATTTTTGGAAAGCGTATCCGAAGAAGGTTTCAAAGTCTAATGCGTTAAAGGCATGGAAAAAACTTAAACCAAACGACGATTTAGTCAGGGAAATCCTTTCTGCTTTGGAGAAGCAAAAACAATCTTCTCAGTGGCAAAAGGATAACGGACAGTTTATTCCATATCCTACAACATGGCTTAATGGTAAACGTTGGGAGGATGATTTAAATACAGGTGAGGAGGAATCCCATGAACACAATAGCAGACTATACGAAGGACTTCTCTGACGGAAACAAATTAAGCTATGAAGATTTTGCACGTAAGCGCTGCGATTGGTACAACGACACTCAGGGAAATCTTCCATACATAAACTGCGATATCTGCAAAAATAAGGGTTACATTGCAGAGCTTGATACGGATTTAAATGAGATCAGAGTTGAGTGTAAATGTATGTCAAAGCGAAAAAGCATAAAAAATCTTGAACTGAGCGGATTGGGAAATCTGATAAAAAAATATACGTTCAATGCGTATGAGACGTCAAAACCATGGCAATCGGAAATCAAGAAAAAGGCGTTGCTATTTACGGAAAATTCAGGCGATTCATGGTTTTATGCAGCAGGACAGTCCGGAAGCGGCAAGACCCATATATGCACTGCTATATGTACTAGGTTTATTTCAACTGGTAGATTAGTGAAGTATAAAGTCTGGCGCAATTTGTTTCACGAGTTACAAAGTAATCAGTTTGATGAAACAGAATATAAAAATAAATTTAAATCCATTTGCGATACTGATATTCTGTATATTGACGATTTTCTGAAATCCAATTCAAATAACAGTAAGTTCAGTGATGAATTGAATTTTGCATTTGAAATCATTAACAGCAGATATAACGCCAACAAAAAAACAATTATTTCGTCTGAACTGCTGATATCGGATATAAACAAATACGATTCTGCACTGGCTGGACGAATTGCAGAAAAATCAGCAGGGTTTACTATTCAAATCCAGAAAGACGATAATAAAAATTATAGGTTAAGGTGAGGCAGTGAAATACATAATTGACGAGATACCGCCTAGTAATAATAAATTTATAGGCAGGACGAATAAATGGGAGTATCAGGAAAAAAAGAAACATTGGGCGCAGTTGATTAATTTAAAATGCAGACCAAAACCCGAAAAAACGTTTGACAAAACAACAGTAAAGATTACGTATTATTTTCGTACTAAAATAAGACATGACCCTGATAATTACAGCGGTAAGTTTATTCTTGACGGATTGGTCAAAGCCGGAATTATTGCTGATGACAGTTTTAATAATATTAATCTGATACTGTCTGGAAAGTACGATAAGTTATCAAACGTATCCGGAATTAGCCCAAGCTTACAAAAGTATAAAAAGACGTTTAGAGCTGTATGAGGAAACCCATAACACCGAATATCTTGTAGACGTAGCAAATTTTGCCATGATAGAGTACAAATATCCGTCATTTACTAACGCAAAATATATGCCTACTGACAGCGATAAATCACCGGGATTAACTGATGGTATTTCATACAAAGAACTTATGGAGGATTGAAAAATGACAATTAATGAATATCAAAATGAGGCAATGAGAATAGCAAGCGGAATGAATCAAAATTATCCGATAATAGTGAACGGGCTAATGGGATTAAACGGAGAAGCAGGAGAAGCTATTGATATACTGAAAAAACATTTGTTTCAGGGGCACGAATTAGACAAGGAACATCTAGCCAAAGAACTAGGCGATTGTGCATGGTATATAGCTGTTAGTGCTAATGCACTAGGGTATGACTTGGAAGCAATTTTACAAATGAATGTGGATAAATTGCGAACTAGATACCCAGACGGATTCGTAACAGAAAAATCGTTACATAGAATTGAGGGAGATATTTAGAATGTCAACACATAAACGATTTACACGTATATGCGTTTCATGCGGTGTTGAGATGCCGAATTCAGGCAGTTCTAAAAAATATTGTACCGAGTGCGCCAAAGAACGGCATCGCAAAAATAGACGTGAATATATGCGAAATATCAGAAATTCAGGTGAATACATATCTCCTGCAAATGAAGTCAAACGGTCGAGGTCAAATAGCATGAAAAGAATTAACGATATTGCCCGAAATACCGTAAACTATGGAGAATATCAAGCTAAAAGAATGGAGAATTAGGAGGAGTGAGAGGTTTGACTGCTAAGGAATATTTGACGAGAGCAAATAATATTGATTTGGAAATAGATAG